CCAGCCAGGTCATAATAAGATTTAGATCTGTTGTGGCCGCCTACATCATCAAAATCAGGTCCTTCAGGATGACAATATGCATCTATAGTTGAGGTTTTTCCTTCTAAATCTGGTTCAGTTTCCCCTAAGTTAGTCGGTTGAAACGGAAAACATTTTACAATAAAATTATCTTTTCTATTTTCCATATGAAACTGTAGATTTCCTTGATATAAATTATCTGCCCTAACTAAACTTGATCCTTTAAATGTTGAAATTCCAAAACCGTTAGTTGTTAGAATTTCCATTCTACCATCTTTAACTTCGAGAGCAAATTGGCGTTGACCTGCTCCTCTGTGCTTACCATCAGAACCAAAACCTAAATCTTTTCTTTGTTCCATATAAAGCTTACGATGCGCAGAAAAGTTAATATCTTGTGCTTCTACATTTACTTGACATGCATGTAAATTAATTTGCGCTTGACCGTCTTCCTCAGGAGAACCTTCTTGGCTTTGGCTTGCCATGTGTATTCCATCTTTTGCAAACACATCTATTTTTCCATTAGGTGACATGTGAATCCAAGACATACCACTGCCGTGCATTATATGAATAAAGTCTTCTGAATTGTGCATGATAATTCTGTGACCCGTTCGTGTTGTAATACGAAATTGTTCATGTAGATAAGTGTCTTTTAAGTTAGAGTGATCTCCGTCCCATTGACTCTCTGCTTTTGAATTATAATCTGTTATATCAGGCTTTGTGCCTTTATAATCTCTATGTCCGTCCCACGGAAATCTTGCGCTAGTAAATCCTAGCATTCCGTCGTCCATAACAATGTTAGTTCCGCCCATACGCATTTTAGGTACAGGATTTACATCTTCCCCTACTTTTTGGTTAAAAACCTTGTTAGATCTAGGAGCATTATCCATTACGGCTGGCGGGCCTGGTGAACTCCACCCGTACACATTAGACGGAGTGTCTCTTCTAGCGCCGCTTGTTATTGCCGATGAAAACTCAAAATGGTCCATTGTACCTGCAAAAATTTCTCTATCTTCTCTAGTTTGCATTCCCCAAAGAGTTTTTATCTCATTATTTTTACCTCGCTTTTTACGATCAACAGCAGCATCCCACTCAGCAATAGCAGCAGCATCATCAGGACCCGAAAATGCTCGTGATGGTCCTACGTCTTTTTTGTTAAAATTAGACTCAAGGTTGTTAAACAAATTTTGATTCATATATTCGTCATGCATGTAGCCAACTATGAATCCTTCGCCGTCGCCGCCTTCAGCAACTACAACCACGCACAATACACCTACGTCAGGCGGTACTGCCCAAAATCCATATGATGTTTGTGATTCTGCATAGGTACTTTGCTTTCCGCTAGCGGTATAATTAGTTTGGCCTGCAAAAGGTGAAGTATATCTTGCAATAATAGTTTGAGTGTCATCGCCTGCTGTTGTACCTTGCTTACTATTAGGTAAAATTTCAACTTCGCAATAACCCATTCTCTGCGGATCGATATTATTTGCAACTCGACCAATATATATACCCGTACTTGTTCCAGCGCCGCCGGCCATAGAAGTACGTGTATTGCGGGTTACACCTGATGTTCCTTGATTTAATTCTGGTCTCATTTACTGTTATTCCCTGTATTCTTTTACATCTGATATTAATTCGCCGCCTGGTTCATACATTGGAGTACTAGTGCCTTCGCCTTGCTGTCTGTAACGAATACAGCTAAGTGTTTGTTTAAATCCTTCTGATTTTGTAAATGTACTCTGCACTTTTACTACCTGATAGAATCCTGTAAATCTGTACTGTCCGGGTGTTGTCCACGGAACACCTAAATCATAAGGTGTTTCAAAGTTTATTTGAATATCCGCTTCACTGTTTATATACTCAAGATCTCCGTCTTTTGTTAAATTTCCGTCGCTGCCAGCAATATAATTGCCGCATCCGTTTGACTGTAAATAAACTGGATCGCCGTGTATATCCATTTCTATGTTTAGCAAATCAATATCTGAATTCATTAATATGTTGTGCCAGTCTCTGTTAGCTATAGATTCTGTATGTTTAGGTGTACCTATAGTCATTTTAGATCTTTGCGGAAGACTTTGAGTTTGCGTTATTTCGTCTGGAGAGCTAGGTGGCGAGCCTATTACTGATTTCATTAATACATCTGCACCTTTAGGGTGTTGCAATCCTGGTGTACCTAATGCGGCTGTTGCTTCGTTGTGTCCCATATCTGACGTAATCGGCGCAAAGAATGAATAATTAAAATCTAAATCTAATTTAAGAACATCATTGTTTAAGCCAGTGTAAATGTAATTATAAATCCTAGCAGGAGATCCTCCCCCTTTGCCTATACTTCCAGGCGCTGCAAATCTGTTTAATGCTGCTTTGTGTTCGATAACCCTATAGATATATGTTTTAGCAGTACGCCCGCTTTCAGGTTCTTTAGCACTGCTTTCTGCTAACACAAAGCACTGTATTTTATACCAATTAACTTTGTTATTTTCATCAGGTTTGCCGTTGACTCCTTCGTTTCGACCGTATTCACTGGCTAAAATTAGTTCTTCTAATATATCAATAATTCTATTACCTGTTTCACACTTAATACTGAAAGAATCATGATCTAATAAATTAAATCTATTTTGAAAAATGTCGTAATTTTCATCAGTTCGTGTATTGCGAACAGGTCCCATTTTATTGACTTTTCTATCAAAAGGTGTTTTACTTAATGTTGACTCGCCTATCTTGTTGCAGTTATCTTTATAAAAATTATAAATTACAGGACCTCTTGAATTAGTACCTTTGTTACCACTAAGATTGTATTGTTTATTTTGTGCTACCCAGTCGTCAAACGCTTTATAAGCTTGTGCATCTCCTGTTGAATTTTCAGCAGCGCTTAAACTTCCTATACCTCTTTCCTTATCCCAATCTTCTAACCACTTTACTGCAAATTCAGCCGCGCCTGGCGACGAAAGTGCTGTTAATACTGCTGATTCTTCAGCACTTGTTTTTGTATCAGGAAATACTATGTAATATTGATCGCCTTCAGCAATCAAACCTTTTTCTTGTTTTTTCAATTCTTGGGAATTTAGCAAAGCAGTTAAACTATTTTGTCCATAAAAACAGATATCTTTAAGTTTGTCTCCAACAAGTGTACCATTGGTCTTAAGAGTAGCGTTTTCATCATTCCATGCTTGATCATTCCATGCTATTGCTTGACACTGATACATTGTGCCGCCCTCGGTATATTTAAATTTTGCGTTAATTAATTTTACAACAAAATTAAATGGTCCTACAGTTCCAGGGCGACCCTGATCGTCCCAGCCATCAAACTTTAAACCTAGCATCCATCCAGCATCTGAATAGTTAGCCCAGCCCTGCGCTCTTGCTGCTTTATCTAAGTCTTCAATAAAATTACCTAAACTATACGGTTCAAATATATCAAAATCAAAACTTATAGAATGAGTGTTTCTAATATGCGCATTTGGCGCAGCAATACCTTGAATTCGCATAGAGTCAAAATGATAATCACTTGCTCCCATATCAACAGCTACCGGTATACCTGCTTTAAATTGCCCTTTTATCGAATCGGGAAAATTTGTCTGTCCTTTAGACAAACAACATAAAGACCACATCCAAGAATAAGAAGCAAATTTATGTAATGGATTTTTTCCGCCAGCAGTTGCACCTGTGCCGCCGCCATTCGGTGTTGGATTTTTATTTCCGCCGGCGCCTGCTGCTCTATTAGGCTCACGAAGATAAAAGAATTCATCAGGTGATAAAGGATTATCTACCCAAGTACGCCAGCTAGTATCGCTTACTGGAGTATCTGTGTTTTCTCTTGTGCTTTCTCCGCCGTTAGCAAGTGTTGCATCAATATTAAAAGTAGGCATTACAGCAGTTCCTTTAAATATTTTGCTTGAGGCAAATATATTTCTACACCAGCTTCTAAATCATAAACAGGATCTCTAATTACATTTAAATTTCTTTGTGCAAAAACCCACCATAAAGCTCGTTCTTTATACAAATCATATGCTAACAAATCCGGCCTATGTGTGTATTGGGGTTCGATTTTGTAAAGCACATCGTTTGCTCTTGCTGGCACTGGCCTAATTTTTAAAATATCTAAATACAAATCATTTTGTATGTCGGTTTTAAAATAAGGACTAGCTCTGCTATAGTCTGGTGAATCATATTTTGTAGTCATTATAAGAATCCATCTAATGCGCCTGCAGCGAAACCTTGTAGACTAAATGTTTGTGATTTGCCTCTGCTAATTGCAATTTGCATATTAGCTGTTATTTCACATTTTGTAGGTGCATATGCACCTACACTAGATTGTATGTAATCTACATCTGAAGGCAAACTAATGTTCCATTGTTTTACTACGACTGGCACATTTGGAAGCACATGCCGTCCGTAACCAGTTAAAGTTACAACCGGAGGCGGTGAACCTTGGAATGCACTATTTGCATATGCACTTTTAGTTACTGTTTTAAGGTACTGCTGTGCAGCAATTATGTAATCTGCTTCTCTTTCTGTTTGACAAGTAAAAGTGCCCGAAATACTAATATCACTTACTCCGCTGTTTTGGTAAACAACATATGGATATAGTGCGTGTGTAGGCGTTTGTTCTGAGTAAGCAGCAAATGTACCTAACGAAACTGTAGGAGTATACGGCCAAATTAATCCATTTGTACGAGCAATACTGCGATGTAAAGGTCCAAAACTTATTCCTGGTGGTATACTTAATCTCACTCGCCAGTCTTGAGCACCAGTGGCTTTCCAGCTAGCAGTTTGAAGTGTTATTGGTGTTGGATTTGCTCCTTCAGGAATATTTCTTGACCGTAATTGACTGTTAAAAAATTTTCTTTCGTATGTTTCATTGTCAACAAATTCGTCAAGTCTATTTGTATTATCACCAATTATCGTAGAACTACCTAACGCTGCATCGTTGGTTGATGTAGGATCAAATGAACTTCGACTTTGGCTTTCTTCTGTTGGATTTTCTACAAATGGTAATGCCATATTTGCTTCCTAAATAAAATTTTATACATTATTTAGTTGACAAAAATACACATACATTATATTATAAATATTATTTTATGGAATTTTAATGAAAAGATATAATTACCTAAACAACAAAGATATTTTACTAGAAATACACAAATCAAAAAATACATTTTGCAGCTATGTCGATGATGATTATCATCAATATGATATTATTATACCAATGCCTACACCGTATTCTACTCTAGACGAAACTTTGCAAAAAATAAACATTAGAACTGTAGCAGAAGCTAAACGTAATAAAGCAAAAAGATTACAACATCAAGATTACGACCGGCGAAAAGCAGCAGGCGAAAAAATAAAACTAGCCGAATGCGAAGTTAATTATAAAAAGATTGATAAAAAAGATCTTATTTTTAGAGTTATGACTTTTGATCATATCCCAGAAGAAATTGGCAGAAAGAAAACTCCTAAGTCTCTAGCTGACACAAAAACTAAACTAAATTTTCCTGCTTTTCAACATTTTAAATTTAACGAAAATGACGAATTAGAATGTATAGGCAAAAGTCATTGGCAAGGCGGCATGGAAAATGGTTATTTTGACAAGCAAAGCGGCAAAGTTACCAATAAACTTGCTCATATGTGGATGAAATTGTGCGAAAGATATTCTACTAGAGGTAACGTTAGAGGATATACTTATAACGACGAAATGAAAGGGCAAGCTATATTACAGCTTACCCAAATAGGACTACAGTTTGATGAATCTAAGAGTCAAAATCCATTTGCATATTACACAGCAGCAGTTACAAATAGTTTTGTACGGGTTATAAATTTAGAAAAACGTAATCAAAATATTAGAGACGACATTTTAGAAATGAATAATATGAATCCTAGTTATACAAGACAAAGTCAACGTGACTGGGATGCTTCAAATTAATAACATACGAGGAAAAATTGTTTAAAAAAGCAGCAATCTTCACAGATATTCACCTTGGCTTAAAAAGCAACAGTAAAATACATAATACCGACTGCGAAGAATTTGTAGATTGGTTTATCGAACAAGCAAAAGAAAATAATTGCGAAACTGCAATATTTTGTGGCGACTGGCATCATAATCGTAGCAGCGTTAATATCGGTACACTCGATTATACTGTACGTTGTTTAGAAAAATTAGGCAAAAGTTTTGAAAATTTCTACATGTTTGTAGGTAATCACGACTTATATTACAAAGATAGACGTGATGTGAGTTCAACTAACTTTGCTAGGCATATTCCAGGCGTTACAGTTATTGATGAATTTACTGAAATCGAAGATGTTGCGTTTGTGCCTTGGCTAGTTGACAACGAATGGAAGAAAATAGAACAATCAAAGTCTAAATATATGTTTGGTCACTTTGAATTGCCAACATTTTTAATGAACGCTCATGTTCAAATGCCAGAACACGGTGATCTAAGAGCATCTCATTTTGTTAATCAGAAGTATGTGTTCTCAGGGCACTTTCACAAGCGTCAAATAAAAGGTAATATCCATTATATTGGCAATGCTTTTCCTCATAATTACTCAGATGCATGGGACGACGAACGTGGCATGGTAATTTTAGATCGAGAAAACGACAAGGAACCCGAATATATCAATTGGTCTAACTGTCCTAAGTACCGTACAGTAAAACTTTCTGAGCTGCTTGACCCCGAAAGCAATATTATCAAAGACAAAATGTATCTTAGAGTTTCTATTGACATTGATATTAGCTACGAAGAAGCTAGTTTCATTAAGGAAACTTACGTTAAGCAGCATAATTGCAGAGAAATTACACTTATTCCACAAAAACAGATTGATGAAATTACTACTAATCTAGATATTAGCAAATTTGAAAGCGTAGATGAAATTGTTTCTAAAGAAATTGTAGCAATTGATTCAGAATCGTTCGATCAAAAATTATTACTAGACATTTATAGAAATCTATAGTATATTATACTAAAAATAACCTATATGACAATTCTAATTAAAGATTTAACAGTTAAAAACTTTATGAGCGTTGGTAATCAAACTCAAGCAGTTCGATTTGATCAAGAACAGCTCACTCTAGTGCTTGGTGAAAACTTAGATCAAGGAGGTGATGACTCAGGCTCACGAAACGGGACGGGCAAAACTACAATTATTAATGCATTGTCTTACGCTCTCTACGGCCAAGCACTAACTAATATCAAAAGAAACAACCTTATTAACAAAACGAACTCAAAACACATGTTAGTAACGTTGAATTTTGAAAAAAACAATGTTCAATACCGTATCGAGCGTGGTAGATCGCCTACATTTACTAAGTTTTATGTGAATAATGAAGAACAAGAGCTTACAGACGAGTCACAAGGCGACTCTCGAAAGACTCAAGAGTCAATTAATGAGCTATTAGGTATGAGTCACGATATGTTTAAGCATATTGTAGCACTTAATACCTATTCAGAGCCATTTTTAGCAATGCGTACTAACGATCAGCGTGCAATTATTGAACAATTGCTTGGTATTACCATACTTTCTGAAAAAGCTGAGACTCTAAAAGAGAAAATTAGAGAAACAAAGACTACTATTGACTCTGAAACTAACAAAATTACAGCAATTCAGTCAGCAAATGAGAAAATTGAAGAAACAATTGCCAGCCTTGGTGGTACTCAACGTGCTTGGCAAGCAAAAAGAAAGCAAGATATTGAAAAATTAGAAGCTGCTATCAATGAATTGGGCAAACTAGACATTGATTCTGAGATCGAGAACCACGAAAAGCTACAAAATTGGCAAACAACCAATACTGAACTTGAAAATTTGCAAAAAGAACGGATAGCTTTAGAGTCTGCACAGCAAAGAGCACAAAAAACTGTAGACAAAATAGAAAAAGATATTCAAGATCTTGAAGATGCAGTGTGTTATGCATGTGATCAACCACTGCACGACGACAAAAAACAAGAAATTCTTGCAAAAAAGACCAAAGAATTAGACGAATCTGCAAAATATTTGCAAGAAATTGCCGAAACGCTTGATAAAACACAGAAAAGCATTGCTGATATTGGTGATTTAGAAAGCAAACCCACAGTTTTTTATGAATCTATGAAAGAAGCATACGAACATAGACAAAACATAGACAGTCTTTCACAAAGTCTTGAAGCAAAACAGAACGAAACTGATCCTTATGAAGCACAAATTAAAGAACTTACCAATACTGCACTTCAAGAAATTGATTGGTCAACTGTAAATCGTCTTACTGATTACCAAGATCATCAAGAATTCTTGCTAAAATTGCTTACAAATAAAGATAGTTTCATTCGAAAGAAGATTATTGATCAAAATTTGAGCTATTTAAACAACAGGCTTACTTCATATCTTTCAAAACTTGGTCTTCCGCATCAAGTTGAGTTTCAAAATGATCTAAATGTAGAAATTACGCAACTAGGACAAGATCTAGACTTTGATAACTTAAGTCGAGGCGAACGTAATAGACTTATACTTGGATTAAGTTTTGCATTTAGAGACGTCTGGGAAAATCTATATCAAAATATAAACTTATTGTTTATCGATGAGCTGAT